TTAACAGTCATGTTAATCATGTCAGCTGTTTTGGTGTATGTAATAGTATTACCTTCAATGGTAACAGTTCCACTATTTTGTGGATTCTCACCAAACAGATTATTAATTAATTGTGTAGATAATTGAGCATAGACTCTGCTCTCAAAGTTAGTCAAGAACTTGGCTAATATAGTATTATTAGCGGCATTTGCTGCATCAATGGCTGCCTGTTTCTGTGCCGCTTCTATTGCTTGCTTGCGTGTGTATTCTGTGTTCTCGATAGTCTGTACATGAGAACTATATCCTATCCCAGAGAAGGAAGGAGATTTAAACTGAAATACTTGTTCCGCATAAGCGTTACTGCTTATCAGTACTACTGCTAGGATCCTGGCGAGCTTCATTCTTCTCTTTCTCTCTTAAAGACAGAATAACGTTCACCTTTTGATTGAGCCTAATAAGATCGTTGTCTAACATACGAATACGATCTATCAGTTCAATCAATACCTTATTTGAATCACCTAAAACTGGTTTAATTTCTTCTGTTACCCACTTCCATACATAAAAGATTAGATAACCTAATCCTCCAGCAGCAATAATGGGAAACCCATATTTGTTAATTAAAAATGCTATATCACCCATGTTAATCCCTTCGGGCGTCAGATTGTTCTGCTCTTGCTATTCTATCCAAATCAGGTGGGATACCTAAGGCATGACTTACTTTGGTATCTATACGAATGACGTCATGATTCATAGCTGCGACTCTTTTGTCAAGGGCTATGATAATACCACTCATGCCTTTAACTCCAGATGTTACACCAGCTAAGATAAATTTGAGGGTTAAGAAAACGAAATATCCTCCAGCAAGAGCTGAGGCTATGGGAAATCCTACCTCTCCGACTAACTTAAGAAAATCCATATAGCTATTTATATAGATTATGTCTTAGTTTGGAGTTCGTCTATCTCTTGTTCTATAGTCTTATCAGGGTGTTCTGGGATATGATCTGCAGGCATCTTGGTTGGGTGCCAAGCTTCCTCAGTTGCTGGACTGATATACTCGTCAGGGTTAATACTATCCTCATAGTGCAAACCATGGTTGCCGTTCTGAGCTACAGTATCTATACGACTCTCATCCCAGTCTGCTTCTTCTGGGAGGGGTGTAGGATCTGGTTCAAGCCACTTACGTTTACGAGGCTTTTTCTTTTTAGGAGGATCAATAGGGTAATTGAGCCAAGGTTCTAGGTCCTCAGGTTCTACTTTAGGTTGACTTTTTTTTAGCGACCAGTTGACTGCTACTAACATTAGCACGGCAAGTGGATCGAACACTAACACGATCATGATGATGACCCAACGGACAGCCTTTTCAAGCATGGTTTGGTCTAGAGTATCACCATAGATGAGTGCTGCGATGTACTTGATAGGACCAACCTCAGCCTCGATCTTACGGGCTTGAGATGCCACGGGCGCACGTTCACCTTGTAGCTTAACTATAGCTGCCTGAGCTGATGAGATATCGTTCTGTAGTCTCTTACGTTCTGCACCCTGTGATCGTCTAATCTGTACAGCTTTGTCTGCTCCTTGTTCGTCTGTAGATCTACTTAACTTCTGATCCACCTGAGCATCCATCTGAGCTAATGCTTTACGAGCTGCCTCGATGTTATCACGCTGTGTCTTGATCTTTTCATCAAAGATCTGTACTTGTGCTGATACGTCTCCAGCTGGGACAGCTTGGTCAAGGTGAGCTTTTGATAAGAAACCAAAAATACCCATAGATGTAATCATCATGAGGATAATTACTGCTGTAGTAAAGTAGATCCTAAATGTATTAGGAACATCTTGCCAGTTTCTGTATAACCATGAGGCTACGACTAACTTAGATACTTCAAGTATCCCACCCATGATGATGATTGGAACTACGGCTGCAGCAAATATAGCTGTTAAGCCTGCAATAGAGTAGAACGCAGCGATACAACTCAGCGATATTGCTGATACAAACATTATGCTCGTCATTACTTTATCGTTCATTTTTTCTTTGTTCTAGCTCTTGTCTCTACAATAAGAGCATCTTGTATACGGATCTTATCGTCCTGTGCCTTAATTTGTTTCTTTAAATCTTCTATACGTTCGATCAATATTAGATCTTCTGAGTTTAGGTTATTCCATCTACTCGTTGCTTCATCTATACGTTTATTTTGATAGACGATCTGCTCATGATAATCCACCATCTGGATATAACACATGAATGATGTATATAAACATGCAGCGCATAATAACGTTAACATGAATCCAATTACTCTCAACTTAATTCTCATACTTTATATGACTCCTATGTACACGACAGTTCACGATCCCATTATACCACTTATCTGGGTTTTCTAATACTTCATTTTGCATTTGTAATTTTGCTTCAAAATAACTTGCGGTACCTTTGGATAAGCAAAACATTAGGATTTCCCGTTTGAACTTATCTTCTCCTAATGCCTTGACATCATCTATTACTTCTTTTGATGAGGACCAATATGTCCTCCAATCTGATTCTATCTTGCTGCGGATTTTCTTTTTCTTTTTGTTACCGTTTTTAAGCGTAACTGTTCTTGTAGCAGTCTTAGAAAATTTAGTGAGTTTCTTACCAATATACTTTTTATTGGTAATGCAGTTAGTAATGATATATACAAACCCAACATATTTATCGTCAATAGTCTCAACGGGCACATTGTTGTACATCCATGTCATTCATCATCCTCGTCTTCTTCAAATATATCTGCACCGCATACTGGACAATACACAATATCTTCAATCGTAACATCGTTAGTCTTAACGGTCACCTTGCCTGTTGACTCACAGTTCTCGCAATGAAAATATTTTGTTGCCATTATTGGGCTCCTCCCCATACATCTTCCCATGAACCTTTAAGTGCACCCTTCGCATAGTCGGTTACACGGTTCTCAAAGAAGTTACCATGAACTGGAGCATTGATCATCTCCTCAACCCATGGTAGCGGGTTCTTTTTAACTTTAAAAATACCTTTTAATCCGAGTGAGATCAAACGCCTATCAGCGATGTAACGGATGTATTGTTTAACATCTACTGGCTCTAACTCTCTCATGTGTGTACCTGAGAATGATAAATCAATAAACTTATCTTCGAGTTGAACCATCTTCTCAGCTATAGTATATATGCGACCCTTCAAGTCATCATTCCATATCTCGTTGTTCTCTTTGATAAATGTTTTAAATAGCTTAATCATGTTCTCAGCGTGCATAGTTTCATCAACGATTGACCATGTAACGATCTGACCCATACCTTTCATCAAACCATGACGAGGAAAATTAAGCAGCATGATAAAAGAACTAAAAAGCTGCATACCCTCCGTGAAAGCAGAGAATACTGCGATGTGCGTTGCAGTTGAAGATAAGTCACCGTTTTTCGAACTGAGTTCCGTAACATAGTCGTGTTTGTCCTTCATTTCTTGGTATTCAAGGAATTCATTATATGTAGATTCTGGCATACCTAACGTCTCAATCAAGTGAGAGTATGCTGCGATATGTAATGCTTCGCGAGCCGCAAAGCCCATAAGCATCATTCGAACTTCTGGTTGAGGGAAGTATGGTAGGTAGTTCTTAACATAACCGCCGGCAACGTCGATGTCACCTTGCGTAAAGAACCTAAATATATTAGTAAGGAACTGCTTCTCTTCCTTTGTTAACTTCTTCTTCCAGTCCTTAACATCTTCTGCCATAGGAACTTCTGTATGTAACCAATGTGCCTGTTCATGTTTCAACCATGCGTCATATGCCCATGGATAATTGAATGGCTTAAAGTATTCTCTCGTATCGGTTAATTTGTCTGCCATTAGATGTTCAACTCTTTCTTTAGTTCGTTAAATAAATTCATACAATGATCAAATCCTGCTATTGCTTCGTCTAATAGATCTATACTTAACTTAGAGTCTATGTATGCAATGCATGCAGGTCTATCTTCAAATGCATAAGCATGACTGGGTCCTGGTACTAACTTACCTATCATCTTACCACCGTATAAATCACCCATATGTCTTACATATACATGAGCCATGATCTGGTCTGGTCGACTATCAGCTAAAGATAATAGATGAAACATGTAATTCTTTGTACTTATATAAGGTGCCACGATAGTTCCACCTAACTCTGCAATATCAAGTGATATCTTATGAGTACGTCTAAGGTCTTCCATACCTTCAAACAGCCCATGAACTGTAGCGCATGCTTCTAGTGTAGAGTATATATGCCACATCTGTTGAAGGTATGTAAGATAGTGTTCCTTAGTTATCTTACCAGTGAACATATACTGGACAAAATCAGATCCTTCGACCTCTTTGTGTTTTGCTCGAGTATGTTCTGTAAGTATCGTTGCCATTACTTAGCGATTGGTA